CAGGTAATTTTAAAAAGAACCTCGGTGTGCAAGCAGGAGAGGAAGCTACACAAACTGAAGAGGCTTTAAAGGAACCGGAAGTAACACCGGATCAAAATCAAGAACCAGCACAAGAACCAGCACAAGAGCCAGTTCAAGGTGAAGAGCCTGCAGAAACAGAAGTAAATGAAGGTGGGGATGCCGAGCCGGCTGAAGCACCAGAAGATAATACAAGTCCAGAAGGTGGAGAACCATCTGGCAGTTCTTTGAAAGCTGAAAACCTTGATGAAGGTCAAGAAACTACGGAACAGATTGATGATGATGCAGTCTCTAAGTACCTAAGCGAGAAGCTAGGTAGAGAGGTAACCCTCGAAGAGTTAACTGCAGAAAAACCTGATCCTCTAGAATCTGATCCTTACATGAAGGAAGTGTTTGAGTGGAGAAAGAAAACAGGGAGACCTATTGAAGACTTCATTAAGTATCAACAAGATTTTGACAAAGTGTCAGATATGGACGTTGCAAGAGAGTTTCTGCAATTAGAATATCCAGATTCAACACCTAAAGAATTAAACTTGGAGCTTAAAAAGTTTATGGAGTCTGAAGATGACTTAGAAGAGGACCTAGAGCAAAAGCAATGGGAGCTTAAAAAGTACGCTATTAAAGGTAGAAAGGAACTTGATAAGCTTAAAACAGATTTAGGAGAACCTAATCAAAGTTCATTGTCACCTGAGATCAGAGAAAAGGTTGAATTAGCTGACAAAATTAAAAGTCAGGTAGAGACCAACACTAAAGCACAAGAGGATTACTTTAAGGGTATCAAGGACACAGCTAAGTCCGTTGATAAGATGACCTTGAATTTGGGGGAGGACAACAAGATAGACTTTGTTGTATCAGATCAAATCAAAAAGAGTATTCCAGATATGATAGACCAAATGCCTCATTGGAAGAATGAAGATGGGGGCTGGAATCATAAAGCAGTAGTTGAGGATGGTATCAAGATACAAAATTTTGATAAAATGATTCAATTAGCTTTTGAGCAAGGTCAGAACTCTGGGAAGGATAGTTTAATCCGTGAGACTAAGAATACAAATCTTAGTGACACAGGAAGTAACGCTCAGCCATCTAAGCCTACAAATAAACCTATTTATGAAAATGAAGGCAAGAAAAAAGAATTAAAAGTAGGATTCAAAAAGAGAAAATAACAACGTAATATAAAAACAAGATGGCATTAAATAACACACCAACTTTTTCAGTTAACCCTAGTTCTACTAAAGTAGCAACTAAAAATAACTATGTATCAAAATTTGACTATACCAGTCAATACGATGTAGACACACACGAGGAAATGGCAAACATTTTCGGTAACAGATCCGTAACAGGTATGTTGTACATGTTAGGAGCAGAATCGGCAATGGCCTCAGATAAGTTTATTTGGACAGAGGAAGGAAGACTCCACACTGTTTACAAAGATGTTACCAGAGCTGGTAATGTGTTCACAAAAGCAAATCACGTATTCAGAATTGGTGAAACAGTACACCTTTCTTCTGGAGCATCTAAGAGACGTGGTATTATTACTGCAGCAGATGCTAACACTTTCACAGTGGCAGCTTACAAGAATGCAGGTTTCACAGGATTAGCGACTACAGGGATTGTAGCGTTCATTGATGGCTCAGAGTTTAGAAAAGGAACTGGGGGTATGAAAGGCAATCTATCTACAGACTTCACAATCTTAGATAACAAACCAATCATCCTTAAAGATAACTTCGAGGTTAACGGATCAGACGTTGCTCAAATCTCTTGGATTAAGCACTCTGAAGGTGGATACTTATGGTACCTAAAAGACCAAGAAGAAACAAGACGTAGATGGGAAGACCGTATGGAGTTAGCTTTACTACAAGCTGAAAAAGCTGATGCTGGATCAGATGCCGAAGCAAACGGAACAACTGGTACTGAAGGTCTTTTCGAGGCAATTCGTGAAAGAGGTAACACTTACCAAGGTATTGCAGATGCAGTAGCTGATTTTGATGACATCGTAAGAAGATTTGATGCTCAAGGTAAGATTCAAGACTACATGTTCTACGTAGACAGAGATCAGTCTCTTGCTATCGATGATATGCTAGGAGAATTGAACGCTGGATATGACGGAGGTATCTCTTACGGTATCTTTGACAATGATAAAGAAATGGCTGTAAACCTTGGTTTCAAAGGGTTTACAAGAGGGACATACAACTTCCACAAAACTGATTACAAATTGCTAAACGATCCAACTCTTTTAGGAGCAGTTGATGCACAAGCAAAAGTAAGAGGTCTTTTAATCCCAGTTGGAACAAAAGAGGTTTACGAAGGAGTATATAACGGTAACGGAGCCGGAGACAAGATCACCACTCCATTCCTACAACAAATGTTTAGAGCATCTGCTGCTGAGAACCGTAAATATAAAAACTGGTTAACAGGTTCTGTATTTGGAGTTAACACAGATGATGAAGATGTAATGAGAGAGCACCACTTGTCAGAGCGTATGCTTAACACAGTTGGAGCAAACAACTTCATGTTATTTGAGGGACAAGAATAGAAATATTCATAAACAAGCAAGAAGGGGGCCTAGAGCCTCCTTTTTTGTTTTATAAAAATAACTATAAGTAAAATTTATGTAAGTTTGTAACTCAATCAAAATAAAATATAGTAAAATGAAAAAAGTTTTAAGTGATAAGTCTTATAGGCTTACAAATGACAGATCAGGAGAGTCTTTTCTCCTTAACGTAGGAAGAAAAGGTAGTCTGACAGTATTTGATGAAGATGAAGGAACTAATGGATCAAGGAGAGCAATCAGACATGCACCTAATCAAAAGTCTATTTTTATAGATGAGCAAGATAAACACGCTCTAGTCACACCAATCGTTTTTACAAACGGATACTTAAATGTACTTAAGTCTGAACCTTTAACACAAGATTTCCTAGACAGTCATCCATCAAACGTAGCCAATGGAGGTATATGGTTTGAGTTAATTGACGATGAAAGAATAGCTAAGGAATCTATTGTAGATGAAGAACTAAAAATAGACCTTAAGTATCTTGTAAGGAAGAAAGCAAAAGAGGAGGATGGAATTCACGCTTTAACTTCAGAGGCAGCAGTTATTATGGGATCAATTGACCAAGTTGCTTCAAAGGGTACGGAGGAGCTAAAACGAATCTTATACAACGAGATCGAGAACAGCCCAGAGTACTTTACAGATGAAGCTGGGAACCCAGTCATATTTGACAACGGAGAAGTATTTAGAAAATACTTAGTTCTTAAATCAATTAAAGATGGCATCATCAAGAAGTCACCAAACAATAAATCCATCATGTGGGTCAAGGATAAGGAAGTAATTGCTACAGCACCGGTAGGTGTAGATTTAGTAGACTATTTCACGTCTTACCTAGCTACAGATGAAGGAATGCTAGTACTAGAAGAGATAACTCGAAGGAGTTAGTACACAGTAAAGACTAATAAGACAGCCTCAGTGATCCCACTGAGGTTTTCTTTTATAAGGGGTTAATAAAAATGTTATCTTTGCTCTTATGATAAACAAGGTATACGACACATTACTGACCATCCTAAATAAAGAAATCCAAGGTTATATATCACCTGCTGAATTCAACCTGCTTGCAAACAGTGTGCAGCTACAAATATTTAGGGAATATTTTGAAGATGAGAACAGAGATAAGAATAGAGAGAACAGAGGCCTAACTAACAAAGGTTATGCTAATTTAAGCTTTAACCAAAGGCAAAGAATAGATGAATTCGCGGATCAGTCTACAATATCACACACAGGGACAAATTATGTGTTACCTTCCAATTTATATTTACTTGAAGAGGATGGGATATCAACTCCTAGTGGAATAGTTGTAGAAGAAGTGGAAAGAAGTCAAATAAACTACATGAGAAGCTCAGAAGTAGCTCCTACAGAACTCTACGCTGTATATGAGATGATAGGCAACACAATTAAAGTTATGCCAGCCTCGTTTACAAATGATTTGGAGGTAAGATATTTAAGGGTGCCAAAAGAACCCAAATGGACATATTTTACTTTACCAGACTCAACACCAGTGTTCAACCCCTCCTCGAGTGACTTTCAAGATTTTGAATTACATAAATCAGAGTTTAGCAACGTAGTGGTCAGAATGTTAGGATACTTTGGAATTAACCTTAGAGAGTCAGATGTAGTACAAGTTGCTGAGGCCCGTAAAGATAAGAACAATGCAAAAGATAACGGTTAATGGCAACAAGTGAACAGTATTATAATAGCCCAGAAGATTTTGGCAACTACCAACACATAACTCTACAAGAGATTGTGAATAACTATATGATGTCCAGAGATGGAGATGACTACACTGCTATGGTGCCTAGGTTTAAAGTTTTGTACCAAGCTAGAAGAGGGTTCAGAGAGTTTTATTCTGATGTAGTAAAAGAGGTAAGAGCGATTGAACTGGAGCTATCCCCAAGTCTTATGGTTACACTACCACCAGATTTTGTAAACTATGTAAGGATTTCATGGGTGGGAGAAGATAAGCAACTTCACCCAATGGCTGAAGACAGAAGAATGTCTATAGCTCAGGAGTACCTACAAGATGACAACTATAACCTGTTATTTGATGATGAAGGTGAAGTCCTACAAGGTACCTCAACAATCCCTATGGATGACTATGAGGCACCTGTAAAGAACGGGTATGATTTAGGCCCTATGAACAACTTCGTTTTTTCTACTCTAAAGTTCGACCCCAATACAGATCTAAGTAGAAAATTCCCTAATGGGAGGTACAAGATAAACAGAAGTGAAGGTTTTATCCAATTTGGATCAGATGCAGAATCAAAAATTATTGTTTTAGAGTACATATCTGACGGACTGTTTACGGGTTCAGAGGGATTACCAGAAGATAAATTAAGAATACACAAATTTGCTGAGTCAGGTATTATTGACTTCATTCATTACCAGTTGATAAAGAATAGGAGGAATGTACCACAAAGTGAAAAAATGAGGGCTAGAAAAGAATTCTATAATAGTAGAAGATTAGCCATGCAGAGAATAAACACAATCAGAAAAGACGAACTATTACAAGTTTTTAAGGGTTCATCTGTCTGGATTAAGTAACAATTAAAATTTAAATAAAATGGGAGTAAGCAAGATGTTAAACAACTACTTGATAGGAATTGATGTAACAAATTACGGAAATGTAACTTCATCAGGGTTTGAAGACAAGAAAACTTTAAACTTCATGACCTTAGAGGTCAAGGAAAGCTCAGAAGAAGATATTCAAGTTGGAGACAAAGTACTTGTACCAATCAACGCACCAAAAGAGGATGAGTTTGATGACGGTGTAGTACAAGTTTTTCATAGAAGAGATGTAATCAGAATTTTGTAAGATGAAATTAAAGAACACCTTTATACAAGGCAAGCTAAACAAAGATGTTGATGAGAGGCTGTTACCTAATGGCCAGTATTCTCATGCAGAAAATATAAGGGTGGCCAACAGTGAAGACTCGGATGCAGGGGCCATAGAAAACTCTCTTGGCAATGAACAACTAACTAACTTTAACCTAACTAACGCAAAGACGATAGGGTCTTTCGGTGATGGGTCAAATCAAAAAGTATACTGGTTCACAACTTCAGATGAGAAGGATCTTGTGATAGAATATGATATTGCCAATAGCCAGACTGATATCTTACTTGAGTCATCTAAACCAGATAGTTTACTAAACTTTGATTCTTCGTTCCTTATAACAGGTGTGTCTAAAGTTATCAATGGAGAGTCCGGTAGGGATCTCCTTTTATGGACAGATGACCTCAATCCACCAAGGATGATTAACATTGAAAGAGCTAAGACTTACGGGGTTAATGGTTTCGAAGAGGAAGACATATTACTTATTAAGAAGCCACCGAGATTTGCACCGGAGACTGTTTTAACTTTTACACCCTCAACACTTGAGAACAATCTAGAAGATAAATTCTTATCTTTTTCCTATAGGTATAAGTACCTAGACGGAGAATACAGTTCTTTGTCTTCATTCTCTAATTACAACTTTGCTCCAAGCAGGTTTGAACTTGACTACCAAACCATGGAAAATAAAGGAATGGTCAACTCATTTAACGCAATTTCTATTTCATTTAACACTGGAAGTAAAAGAGTCACAGATATACAACTTGTAGTTAAAGAAAGTAATTCAAACGCGCTTGCTATAGTAGAGACTTTTAATAAAGAGAAAGAGAACTGGGAAGATAATGTGCCTGAGTCATTTCTATTCGCGAATAGCAAGAAGTATACATTCCTTCCGGAAGACGAACTATTCAGAGCATATGATAATGTACCGAGAAAAGCCAAAGCTATGGAGATCATTGGTAACAGAGCTATTTTTGGTAATTATGTAGAGGGTTATAACTTAGTCAACAGGTTTGGTGAAAAGGTAAGACCGGATTACAATCTATCTTTACTAAGCAAAGATCTAACAGGTCAAGAGCTTAATACAACATTAGGTACAACCACAGTGGCAGATGACACTATAACAGTAGATTTAGGCAACAATGATCTCAAGAAAGAAACTAGGTTAACCTTTGACTTTACAACCCAAGCCACAGCTATATCTGGAACATTTGATAGTACATTTGATTTTATCTTAGATCAAGATTATTCAGATGCTTCAGAACTAGCATCTAGTGACAGCTTTTCAACTTTTGTAAATATAGTTATGACTAATGTGTTCATGAACAATTACAATGTCAATAGTATCCCCACTTACGGAGAGTTTGACAGTAACACTAGCTTTGTAATAACAGGGTCAACAGCCACTACTATTTCAATACAGGCACCTATCTTTACTTATAAAATAGATCAGACTCCATCTGATCCTAATGATAGTGATTTTGTTAATGATGTTTATGAGTGGTCCTACACTGCACAATCAATAGCCTTTTATAGGGAGATATCCATCGACACCTCCCTTAAGACAGAAAGAAGTTATGAGGTAGGTATAATCTATATGGATGAGTACAACAGAGCAACGACCGTCTTGACAGATACTGGTAACACTATAAACGTACCACAGAAATTCTCTATTAATCAAAACAAGATTGTAGTTAATATAAACAACACTCCACCAGAGTTTGCAGATAGGTATAAACTAGTTGTCAAGCAGAATAAAGGTAATTACCAAACTATTTATACAAACCTATTCTATGAGGATGGTTTAT